CTCAGATGAGAACAAGAACAAGAACAACATCCAGTTCGTCAGTCGTTATTCCGAGTGGCCCTCTCTACTACAGTTTTGTAGCATGTGATGGCACTACTCTTACGAGTAATATTCCCCAAGCGAATCCTATCACTCAGCTCACTGACTATGTCAGTGAAACGATGATTGACTCACTAGGGCGTAGGGAATCGCATCCTGTCAAGCACACAAAAGTGAAAGTCGCCTGTCAAGGCGGCGGTCAATATGTGAGCGCTGACGTGCAAACGATTGGTGGTGTTGCAAAGGACGGTGTGTCGACTATTACTAATCCGGATTATCTTCGGTATAGTAATGCTCTCAACCACATCTATTGTGTTGATTCTTTGAATCAGACAATAGGTAGTCTTGGCAACGGCTGGAGTTTGGGAACTTCGCCAGTAAGCGAGCAATCGCTTATTAACGATTGCCTTGAGAGCGCTTCGCGTTTGGACGCTGACGTTCTCTTGGACATCGTTGAGGCTAATCAGATGTACCCGTCAATCAAGTCTATAGCAACTGCCTTGCCAAATATGGCAAAGAATTGGACAAAGCTACGGAAAGTTATCCGTACCGCGTCTGGTTCATTCTTGGCATGGAAATTCGGTGTTTCACCGGTTTTCCATGACATTATGGCTGTTGATAGAAGCTTGAGGGTGCTTCATGATAAGTTCCGCAAACATGAGAAGATGCAATTAGTTCGCAGCTCTCGAGCTGTTTCACTAAATGCTACCTTCGCGGGCATAGCGTTCGCGCCTTCGAACCAGAATGGTTTTAGGACGTGGACGTTTACGCACACGGGTAGGTGCACTCGTGCACCGGCCCTCAGGTTTGTTTTAGTAACGAAGCCGATTGTACCGTATAGTCTAGATCTTTTTAAGAAACTAGATTATGCGATGCGACGGTTCGCTACGTCTCCGGCCAGTCTAGCGTGGGAGTTAGTTCCTTTCTCCTTCGTTGTTGACTGGTTTATAGACGTTAGGAGTGCTCTAAATGCGGTTGACGCTACGTTGGGCCATAAGCCTTACGAAATCGTCAGCTTCACTAGATCACTTAGTTACACACTATGCAATGACACGTCCGTCACTCGGTGTAATCCTTGTAACGGTGGGACGTTGTATAGTTCGCCAATGGGCTCGACTGAACGTAGCTACTACGAACGGTCTTTAGTGCCTCAGAGTGGCTTTTTGCCACACTGGGCACCGCGATTCGGAAAAAATCAGGCGGCCATTTCGGCTGCTTTGATCTCCCAGGCCCTATCCAAAAGATAGGTTACTGTGGGCGATTCGTGACTGAAGATACATAAAACCGATAATAATATGGAATATTCCATTGCCTACCGGCGTGAGTCTGTCGACCTTGCAATTCTGCATTTTATAAATGCATTCTGCAAGGAAGACTTATCCGACAATGAGTTCAACAACCTAGCTAGGCTCCTCACGGAGCTTTGCGAAGGGAGTTCTATATCATCGTCTAGTGCCTATGACTTATTACGCTATGTGGCCTCTCATGCTAAGCATGAGATTCCGCGGTTGCGCATTAAGAAGTGGGCCCAAGGCGGTGTAATCGATCACAATCTGATCGACTCATTGTCCGACCAACAACATGATTAACGCGTATTTAAAACACGCGCTATTCATGATCTTCAGCTCCAACTGATAGTTAACATAACATCCGTTCCATGAATGCCGATCTGACGTTTAATACAGTCGTTTTCGCTAAGCAGTATGACCTCAAAGAGGAATCTGCTCGGCAATCAATTGCCCGGGGTATCAATACCCCGGATCAATTGGTTATCCGCTCATCTGACTATACGGACTCCAAGACGAAAGTCTCGGGTCAGCGTTTTGTCATTCGAGTGGATCGTCACGATATCGACGCAAATGTACAGAAGATTGTATCTTCTGCATATGCTGTCTTTGCGGTCCCGTCAACAGTCACCCAGGCGCAGCTCGACGTTGTCGTAGCTACGTTTAAAGCGGCTATTGCGGACGCAAATCTCGTGGCAAACGTACTGGCTGGTCAGAAGTAGGCTATCCTACCTCTACTACCAGAAAACTAACAGACAGGCTTGAACGGACTCCGAAGTATATGCATGCTATTGAGCACACATACGTTAGCCTGTTAGCAGATGTTGCTCGTCTCTCTGGATTCTCTGAAATACGAGGATCTATGGAAGGGCTACAATGGTGCCTTAACGAGGCTCCTAAGCTAGAGAAGTTAATCTTGTTCTCTGTCGAAACCGGGTGTGAACTCGATCTCGACAAGTTTCCGAGATGGCTGAGACGTATCGCACTCAGGTCCTTAGTGGACCCGATGTGTATGAGATACGTCAGGCAGCTTCTTCTGTTCTGCTATAAAGCCTACGTTACACATGACAAATCGACAACCGACAAAGCGTATCAAGGTTTTCTTGATACTAACCGGGCTGTTGGTAGGTTTGGAAATGAACTCGGAAGAGTTTCTCCAGTCCTGCTTAACAGCGTTCGCCAACATTGCCAATCGGTGCTGTACCTGTTCCGTGAAAAGGCCTTAAAGCCATCACACGGTCCGGGTGCAGTGACCACTTCTAAGGAGAAGTGGAGTAACTTATACTCAACAATTGAGTATTGTTACCCGTTCAGTGACTGGTTTTGTCTCTATCAAAATAGAGAGCATCTCAGTCACTGGGACGACCTTTGTCGTCCTGAACATATAGAAGCTAAGCTTATTGCTGTCCCTAAAGACAGTCGTGGGCCTAGACTAATATGCGTTCATCCTGCTGAATCAATTTGGATTCAACAGGGGCTTCGTCGTGAACTAGAGAGATCTATATCTCTCTTTCGGCGTCAAAAGGGTCCATGGCCTCGCGGCCATGTTCGCTTCGACGATCAGTTGCCGAACGGTCAGATAGCGCTTAAATCATCTCTTTCGCGGCGTTACGCCACGTTGGATATGAAAGAAGCATCTGATCGTATCTCCGAACCTCTTGTGCAGATCCTTTTTGGATCTAAGTACAAGTGGTTTGGATCTTGCCGGGCCCAGAAGTTCTATATTCCGAACGGTCCTAATAATAGGATTGTTGGGGATTTGAACTGCTACGCTCCTATGGGGAACGCAACAACGTTTCCCGTACAGAGTCTAGTCTTCTGGGCTATATGTGTAGCGGTATTGCAGCGCCTTGGGTTTCATCAACCCGGTGCTGTGTTTGTGTTCGGTGATGACATCATAGTCCGGACTGAAGTTGTAGAGCACGTTATAAACGGGCTCGAAAGCTTCGGTCTTCTCGTCAATAGGACAAAATCCTTCTGGCGAGGTGCCTTTCGCGAATCGTGTGGCATTGATGCCTTTAATGGCGTTAATGTCACTCCAGTTCGATGGAAGACAACGATAGATGCCGAACACCTAACGGGGTTGCAGTCCTTGTCGGATATAGCTATGCGCTTGCGCATTGCTGGATACGATGAGGCTGCAGCTACGACGTACCATACATTATCTAAGCGCTTACGAGCTCGCGGTGATTTTCGGTTATTCGTAACGAATAATCGAGATCATGGCGGTATCGTGGAGTACTCGGATAGGGCGCACCTAGCGTGGAGCGATGCCTTTTGGCATCGTGACACGCAACAGTTCGTCTCACCTGTGTGGCACATCCAGACTGACGACGTAAGTACGCCGTCACATGATTGGAATCATGTTCTGGAGTCGGTATGCTCGTTAGAGCGTACAGGTCGTAGCTCAATCCCGCCGAGGGACGTCTCTCGACGTCCCAGGCTGAATCGAGGGTGG